AAGGTAGATCTGCAAGGTGGTGAAAAAGTTGATACAGACGCAGGATGGGCCGCTTCTGATACTCCGGGGATTATCAATAAAGCCGTTGTTGGACAGACGAAGACTGGAAACTATATTGTATTCACCAATGCTGCGGTCATTGCTAAGGGAAATGCTGTGGAAAAGAATATCGGCTTGGGAGTAACAGCTGTTGCTATGGAAAATCCTAGCGCCGGCGTGAAGAGTGACTATATGTTCGACGGAGAAAAAGTAGATGCTGCATGAACTGTTGACAATATCGCATCCATGTCTTCTGATACTTCTCTCAATTTGAATAGTTCTACGACTAAGTCAAAGCGGGTGAACGCTGGAACTGCTGTTAACTATGAGAGGCCTGGGAAGGAAGATACTTCGCGATCAGCAGAGACATTATCTATATTATAAAGTGGTGAGGGGTGAGGGTTTATGTATCTCACCCTTTTTTAATAAATATCATTATGAATAAAGCTGCCATACTTATATCAGAAGCTATCACAGGAAAGGATTTCATTCCGATCATTGTAAATGGGAAAATGTACCGTGTAAATCCGCCTACAATACATAAAATAGCCGGCGCTTCGGCCTATCTCGCAGTTCTTGATGACAACAAGGATATAGCGGGTGTTATATCTTCATTGAAGGACATTTCTGTCGCTTCAAGCGCACTTTCTTGGTTTATCAATGGAAATGATTCATTATCTGGAGAATTGTCTCATGGAACCTTAGAAGAAGTATTATCCGGTCTTACAGCGGCTTACTCTCTGATAGATGTGAAAAATTTTACGATGCTGTTAGGTTTAGCGAAGAACGTAGCAAATCTAACAGCAAAACAGAGATTATAGGAAATGATTGTATGCTAGGGCAAATTGCGTCGTTCATGGATAGCCTTCATTTGTCTTATGATGAAGTCGTTTATAAAATCCCATATCGCAATTTGATCATCATGCAAAAAGATAAGTTGCACGCTGTATACGATGGGGAGGTACTTAAGGAAGTATCTGATAAGGATTTCTTTGGTGAAAATATGAAATTTGATGAGTAATGGAAGTAACGGTTGATTTGTCGGGACTGGACGAGTTTGTTGAAGAGGTGGAGGAGTATGCAAATGAGCTTATGAAGGAAGCGGCGCATAATGCAGTTGACACTCAAAAGGAAAGAAATGTGAGTAGCAAGAAGACTTATCAGAACCATACGTGGAATCTTCGTAATGCTCCGGGGGCTGCTGTAGTTCGTAATGGGAATATCGTTTATCTATATGTTCCGGCAGATAGCGAACATGCGGGGGCCAAAGGCAAGACAGAGAACTTGCTTATATATGGGAAACTACCCAAAAACGGTGTTGTGTTCGCCGATGGAATGGAGTATGCGAGCTTTGTTTCTAGCAAGGGTTTTGACGTTCTGGATTCGGCAAGCCTAACCGTGGAGAAAGAGTTAAAGGAATCATTTGGTAACGAAAACGTAAAAGTCACATGGCAGGAATGAAATTTACCGCAGACATTGATATAAAAAATATCATAAAACTGCGTCAAGAAATAGATAAGTTGAAAAAGTCTCTTATTGAGATAGCTAGTGTTCCTAATAGTGATGCTGCTGTAAAGGCGCTTGAAAAGCAACTATCGACAGCATTAAAGAAATTAGAGGAATACAAAGATAAATATGTCCAAACTCAGCAAGCGAGATTGGATCAAGAAAAAGCTGCTTCAGAGCAAATAAAGAAGCAACAAAAAGAAATTGATTCTCTCATAAAGAAATATGAAGCATTACAAAAAAAAATAGAGGAAGGTACAGTAAGACCTCCTCGTTCTCCTAAAACTTATACTGATGATCAGATCTCTGCTGCTTTGAATACTCAGGTACAGTCAATAAAAGAAGCTCGTGAACAACTAAAGGTACTCCGTTTCGCTCAAGCTAATGTAACAGACCAGCAAGAGAGGGAAACTGGTGCTAGAACGAAGCTAAATATCAAGATTCAAGAAAATACCCGGTATTTGAAGTTGAATTCGGATGCTTATACCCGCCAAAAGATGGAGATTGGTAACTATGAGGAAAATATACGTAGGGCTTTGGATGGTACAGGACAATTCAATCTATCTCTGTCGAAGATGTTAGGTGTTATTGGTGGTACTGCCGCACTAAAAGGATTAGTTACCGATATGATAAATGTCCGTGGAGAGTTCCAGAAAACATCTATCGCCTTTGAAACTATGCTGGGTAGTAAAGAAAAAGCCGATGCTTTAATGGCTCAAATGGTGGAAACGGCAGCAAAAACACCTTTTGATTTACAAGGAGTAACAAGCGGGGCAAAACAGCTTCTTGCTTATGGAACTTCAGCGGACAAAGTGAATGAAACTTTGGTTCGTTTGGGGAATATTGCATCCGGTCTTTCTATTCCGCTTGGCGATCTTGTTTACCTGTATGGTACATCCATGTCACAGGGTAGATTGTTTACACAAGATGTAAATCAGTTTATGGGGCGTGGTATCCCTTTGGTTGCCGAATTATCAAAAGAACTGGGGAAAACAGAATCAGAAATCAGAAAGATGGTTACTGAAGGTAAAGTAGGTTTCCCTGAATTGCAAAAGGTTATAGAGAATATGACTAATGAGGGTGGTAAATTCTATAACTTGATGGAAATGCAATCTACGACATTGTCCGGTCAAATTTCTAATTTGGGTGATGCTTGGGATTCTATGTTAAATTCTATTGGAGAAGATACGCAGGGAATTGCATATATGACAATATCGGCTTTAACGTCTATTATTGAAAACTATAAAGAGGTTGGAGCAATAATTGCATCTTTAGTAGCTACCTATGGGACATACAAGGCGGCTATTGTTGTGGTTAATATGCTGGAACGGGCTAATATAATGATTTTACGACAAGCAGTAGTTGAAAAGAAATTAGCTGCTGCTACAAATATTGTATTGTCTAATTCTATGGCTATTGCTGCCGCAAGAGGTAAGATATTTGCAACAGTTCAAAAGAATATCATCTCAACATTTAAGGGTGCGGGTAAGGCATTGGCAAATCCGTATGTCTTATTCGCCGCTGCTGTTGGAACTGCGACTTATGGATTATATAAGTTCTATACACGTGAGACGGAAGTCGAGAAAATGCAGAAACGGTATAATGAGACAAAAGAAGCTGCCGCCAGACGTGAAGAACAGCATAAAACAAAGGTCGAAGAATTGATAGCCTCCATAGAGGATGAAACTAAGGCTGAAATGGAGAGAGTGGGGGCTATGGATCTTCTAAAAAAAATGTATCCTGGTATTATTGAAAAGTATATTGATGAAGAGGGACATCTTAAAAACTTGATAGCTCTGAAAAAAGAATTATCAGAAGCAGATGCAACAAGAAAAGCCGAAGAGAATAAAACGGAATTGCGAAGCTATGACGAGCGTATAAAGAATCAAGAAGAATATATTGATCGTATGCGTACTAATGACCAATCGGCTTTTGATGATGAAATAGCAAAACTAGAGCAATTAAAAAGGGAAAGAGAAAAAACACGAGAAAAAGTAGCTTCTGATTTTGTCAGTAAAATGATTGCAGAAGCCAAGTCGATGTCTGATAGTGAACTAAAAACTACTATTGATACTTACTCAAAAATCCTATCCGAAGATACGGAAGGTGAATGGTTTCGTGGCAATAAAGATTTTAAAGTTGATGAAATAAAGAAATACGTTTCATCTTTAAAAGATTTGCAGAAAGCTCGTCTGAATGCAGCGAAAAATAAAGAGTACTGGGAAAGTCGTAAAAAAGAAGCCGAAGATGCCCGCGCTGCTTTAGACTCTTCTAAAGAAAATTCAAAGGAATGGAATAAATATACAAAACAAATACAGGAAGCGCAAAAACAAATAGATAAGTATTCGGATTCTAAAACAACCAAAGAGTATAACTCCATCGTAGACCAGCAAAAAAAAATCTCCGAGCTCTTGAATACACAGGCACTTGAAAGGAAGCGCAAGGAACAAGATCTGGAGAATCAACTTACCCAGTCCCGTATTGATGCTATGGCAGAGGGAGAAGCCAAGATTCGTGCACAACGTGAATTGGACAACAAGAAGGAGATACAAGACTTAGAACGTCAGCGGGAAGATTATATCCGGACGGAGATCGAGCTTCAGCGAAAGGCTTTTGATGAACAGGAAAATTTGCGGGCGAAGCAGACTAAGAACTATAAGAAGAGAACGTTTGATGCATCTGCGGTGAAAGTAGATACGTCTGCTTTTGATAAAATTTTGAATAATACTATTCTACGACAAGATATTTATCCTTATCAGGAAGAAATGAAATACTGGAATGAATATCTTAAAGAATATGGTACATTTCAACAAAAAAAAGCTGCCATAAACGAAGAATATAACCTTAAAATCAGTGAAGCTACCACCAAGGGCGCTAAGAAGTCCTTGGAAAAAGAGAAGGAAAATAAACTGAAGGAAGTTAGCTTTGAAGAACTAAAATCATCTATCAATTTTGCAAACATATTCGGAAACCTTGATGCTCAGTCTACTGAGGCACTGGTTAAGATGCGTG